CCATTGAAGACGGTCAGTCGGCCGAGGCGATCCTGCGGCAGATCTACGCCGTGCTCACAGGCAAGGCGACCGGCCTGGTGAACGGCACCCGTCAGACGTTCCGTGACCGCGCCGATACCAAGGATCGCGTCGTCAGCGACTTCTCACCTGATGGTGACGACCGCGATCCGGTGACCCGAGACGGCACGTGAGCAGGACGTTCGGACGCTGGTTCGGACGCTGGTTCGGACGTTGGTTCGGACCGTCCTCACGCGGCGAGCTTCACGATGGCACCATCATCGTCACGACGGTGGACGCCGAGGACGGGTTCACACGCTGTCATGGCCTTGATGACGTCACAGGCTCGCTCGTGGCGCTGGACCAGTCCTGGGCGGTCATCTCACCAGAACCCTACGTGGCTGCGCTATGTGACCTCACGGTGGCGTACACTCGCGTGGGTGAGCTGAGGGTGACCACCGTGATCGAGGACGACCTATGAGCAGCAGCAGCGCAACCACCATTACCGGCAAGTTCTCGCTCAACCCTGCGAAGTTCTCGGTTCCGCGAGGGTCGACGAAGCGGTTCAAGCTCACGACCAAGATCGACGACGTGCTGCTCGACCTCACCGGCTCGAAGATCTACGCGACCGTCAAGGAGCGCATCGAGGACGTCGGGTTCCTCATCCGCAAGCGCAACACAGCGGCCGGTGGTAGCGACAGTGAGGTCGAGATCCTCCTGCCGCAGACCGGCACTGGCGCGGTCACGGGTCAGTTCAAGCTCAAGTTCGTGCCGACCGACACGGCGAACCTCACGCCCGACAAGACCTACGTGGTCGACGTGTGGGTCGTCACGGCGGCTGACGAGCACTTCCAGGTCGTGGAGCCGGGTGGCTTCAACATCACGTACACAGTCACCGTCGACTTCTCGTAGGAGGCACCATGTCCGACACGTTTCGACTCAAGGGTTCGTTCACGGTGATTCCAGCGCCATGCGCGACCGACAGCTCTGGGGACTTCGACATTCGGTCGGAGGTGCTGGAGCAGCTTGCGATCAAGGCCAAGGTCGCGCTCACCGTGAGCCTGGATGCGGATCCCGCAGAGGCGGTCAACTTCAGCGACCTCGCGGGCGCGCATGTGGTCGTCATCAAGTCGAGCGCGAAGGTCGTCGCCACGCTCACCAGCGCGGATGGTGCGGCGCAGACGATCCCGGTCGACACGTTCGCGGTCCTCACATCGAGCAGCGTCCCGTTCACCGCGTTGTCGCTCACACGCGTGACCAGCATCGTCACGACCGCGAAGGTCCTCCTCTGTGAGAAGGCATAGTAGCCTTGACTGCGGTGCTGGCGTGCAAGCTATCGTACGAGTTGACAACGTCAACTTAAAGACGTAAGGATCGCATCGATGGATGCGGAACGGCGCGCGACGGTTACGATTTTAAGCAACGTCCGATGTGTGGTCGCATTCCGTTATCCGGGGTTGAGCGCAAAGGATGCAGCCAAGGCCCGCACGCGCATCGTCAACCTCCTGGATGATGCTCTAGCCATCGATCAGAAGGGTGCCCACTTCAACCCCGCCGTCCAGAAGGGTCTGTGGGACGGCCGACGTCACATGTTCTACAAGGACGGCTGCACGTTCCCCAAGGGGATCATGCGGCGCTTGAAGCAGCTTCTACGTGAGGATGGCTACAAGGTGATGAAGACCAAGGATGAGCGTGTAAACATCCATGGACCATTCGATGCCACACGCATCCAGGTTGGCATGCTCTCCGGTGGGATCGAGCTGCGACCAGACCAGACCCGTGTCATCAAGGCTGCGTTGAAGGAGGGTTGCGGGCTCATGCACTGCGCTACCGGCGCTGGCAAGACGGAGATCGGCACTGCGATTATCAAGGTGCTAGCTGAGAAGCGGTGCCTGTTCCTGGTACACACCAAGCAGCTTCTCCGGCAAGCTCGTGAGCGTATCGCGATGCGCCTTGGCACGATCGAGGAGCATATCGGTGTGATTGGGGATGGGCGCTTCGAGCCGAAGCACATCACCATCGCCACCGTGCAGAGCTTGGGGCGGGTCCGTGGTGATGCTCAGAAGAAGATCATCACGAAGTACCTCAAGACGATCAAGCTGATCATTCTGGATGAGTGTCATCACAGTTCCGCCAAGACGTTCTACAAGCTCGTGCAGCGTATCGACGCTCCATGGCGCTACGGGATGTCTGGAACCCCATTCGGTCTCGCTGATGGCAAGGGTTTGATGGTAGAGGCTGCGTTCGGTCCTGTCGTGGAGCGCGTCACCAATGAGGAGTTGATTGAGCTTGGAGTCAATGCCAGACCAACCATCCGTATGGTTGAGGTGGATAGACCAATGATCGATTCAAATCTCGACTGGCAGAGCGTCTACAAGGAAGGCATCGTCCTTAACCCGCACCGCAACCTGCTCGTGGCGAATTGGGCGGCTAAATTCGCAGGCAAGAAATGGCCGACGCTTGTGCTGGTACGAGAGCTATGGCATGGCGACAACATCAGCACGCTCTTGCGCGACAAACAGGTGCCACACGCCTTCGTTCACGGTCAGATGCCGACCGATGAGGTTGAGCGCCAGAAAGTTAGGCTGACGGAAGGTAAGATCGGTGTGCTCATCGCATCACCGATCTTCGGTGAAGGTGTCGACATCCCATCGGTCCGCGCGTTGATTGTTGCAGATGGTGGGCAATCAACAGCCAACGTGCTTCAGAAGATTGGTCGTGGGTTACGTCGAAAGGCTGACGACAACCGGCTCGACGTGATCGACTTCGCTGACATGACGCACAAGTGGCTCGCCAAGCACAGCCAGGAGCGTGTTGCCCTCTACCAGGGTGAAGGTTTCGAGGTCATCACAGGGCAGGAGTGATCTCATCCCAACAACCCAGCAACCCAGCAGCCAAGCATCTTGACCTTCATGATCGAGACGAGCTACATGGAAGATGGATCGTCATGGGAGCCGGTAAGAAACGGAAGATCGCCGAGGAGCTTTGTGTCCTCTACCATGAGGCTGTTCGTGGAGCGGTTTCAGTATTGACGTCAAATTCCTCAGTCGCAGGCGGGATGCCATCACGCAAGCTTGATGAGGTTGACAAGACAGCACGTCGAGCGTTCTTAGCAGCTGCTCAGGCGTGCCTGGAGATCAATGCTGACCCGCGTGAGTTCATCGTCGCGCAGTTCGCGATGTGGCGTTCTGCGAGCGCCTACCATAAGAAATTCCTCATTCCTCAACCTTCAAACCTAGGCTCATTGGCTGCGCGAGTAAGGTTCCTTCAGCACAAGGCAAACAGTGAGATTCGGATCTCGCGGAAGCCCAAGCCAGAAGAAGGTGATGGCAAGCGTCGGTTCTTCGTAGAAGAACGCCATCTGCGAGGTCTAGCTCGTATGCAACGCAGAGATCCGGTTGATGTCTTGACTGAACAACCAGAGCAATTCTCGTCGGATTTCCTACGTCATAAGGGTGTGTGGAGCGTGGTTCAATTCACATGGGAAGAGCGCAAGCAGTCATGAGTGACAGCAAGCCCACATGGAAAGTTGACTATGGGAAGGACTTCGAGCGCCGCATGCTTCGGGTCCTGTTCGCAGACCAGGAGTTTGCAACCACTGCTGGTGTTCATCTGGGGCATGAGCACTTCAGCACCCCAGCCCTGCGGTGGTTGGCGCAGAAGCTTGTCGCGTATGTACGAGATCGCGGCACCACTATCAGTAAGGATGCCCTCTCGATCGAACTAAATCGGGATGCCAAGATCGGCAGGCTGACGAAGTCAAATCGTGATGCAGCCAAGGCTCTCGTCGATACGATCGACACGGCTGTCAAGGATCGATCCTACGTCAAGGAGGAGCTGTTCCGGTTCATCAAGAACCAGACAGTTGACCGAGCTATCCGCGCCAGCATCGACCATCTGGATGCGCAGGATTTTGATGCAGTCGATCGCGAGCTGACCAAGGTGCTTGATGTTCGTGACGGGCTCGATGGAGGTCTTGGTCACTTCTTCATGCGTGATCGGATCATCCGTCGTGATCGCCGGAAGGTCTACATCCCGAATGGCATCGCGACCGGACTGTTCCTAGATGAGAGACTCAAACCAAAAGGACTCCCGCCGAAATCCCTGACGACGATCGTCGCACCATCAGGTGTTGGGAAGTCCGGTGTTTGTATCTTCATTACACGGAGTGGGGTGGTCTCCGGGTCGAAGGGCCTCTACATCACGACGGAGCTAGCTGAGGAGGTGATCTGCGATCGGCTCGATGCCTCATTCACCGGCATTTCAATCAACATGCTGGAGAAGGAGCGCAACACCATCAGCAAGAAGATCCGCTCACTGGGTAAGAAATTTGGAGAGGGTCTCGTAGTCAAGGAATTCCCACCGGCATCGATCACACCCGGAGGGGTTCGCGCATACCTGAGGCAGCTAGAGCGGGTCGGGTTCTACCCAGACTTTATCGTGGTGGATAGTGCGGATGACCTGCTACCTGACAACCCAGGCCGTGACCGTGATGCCTACGAGGATTATGGTGCGGTGTGGCGTGGCCTGCGCAAGCTCGGCTACGACGTCAAGTCGCCGATCATTACCGTCAGCCAGACCCAGCGTGGCGCGCTCAACAAAGAGCATGTCGATTGGGATTCCATCGCTGACTCGGCCAAGAAGGTCATGGTGTCTGACGTGGTCCTCATCATCCAACAAACCCGCGAGGAGCATCAGCAGAATGTTGGCCGTTTTTACGTCGCAAAAAACAGGTTCGGTTCTGCCAAGTGGGAGTGGAAGGTTAGGTTAGATTGGGCCAAAAATGACATCTGCAACATCTGACGTCTAAGGGAGCCCAATGGTCGATAAGGTTCAGGTTGATCGCGAAGAGTATGTAGCGCTTCTCGCATTGCGCGATGAGGCTCATGAGATGCTAGTCGTGCAGCATGCGAAGCTGCGGCAGAATTATATTGAGCTTGGCGAGGTCAACCGACGTCAGGTGGTTCTAGTCAACCAGGCGCTCATCGAGTGCCAAGCGTTGTCTGCGAAGCTCATAGAGGTAGGGATTGAGAACAAGCGGCTCGCACAGCTAGAGGCTCCAGAGAAGCTGCTGGAGCGCAATAAAGTGCTGGAGGAGGCAGTCAAGTCCCAGCACATGGAGATCAAGATGCTCCAACGCTCTGAGCTTGCAATGGTGTGTGAACGTCTCCGCACAGAGAGCAAACGCCAGGCTGCCGAGATCAAGGCGCTCAAGTCAGCCATCAGCATGGGAAAGCCTTGACGCTCAACTTCAAGGTTCTCGACCGCGCCTTCGACGCTGAACGCTACATCACCAGCGGATGGCCAGACGCACAGTCCAGTGCTGGTAACCTCATCCTGACGTGCCCGAGGTGTGAGAAGGAAAAGCTGTGGGTGCTGATCGTCGATCGCGACGATGTCCGATCTCCTGCATGGCAATGCTTCTACTGCCATGACGGTGGGAAATCGGCGTTGTCCCTCGTACAGCGTCTAGAGGATTGCGACACGTTCCGCGCCCTGGAACTGATCACCAAGTTCCAGAAGGGCAACGAGCCGCTAGTTGATCTACGACGCCTTGTAGAAGATCGGCTGATGGGCGAGATCGAGGTTTGGGATGACACGGTGAATCGTGTCCCATTGCCTCACGAATTCATCCCAATCCCATTCGGATCGAAACGCCGGGATCTTCCGTCGTACTTCACGGAGCGCGGCATCGGTCCAAAAAAGGCTCACCGATTTGGCCTCGGGTGGTGCGATGAGGGTTACTACGCGAACCGGATGGTTATCCCGGTGACGAGCGGAGATAAGGTTGCATTCTTCGTTGCGCGTTACATGAAGGCGAAGCCACCCAAAGGTGTAAAGAAGACCCTCTACCCCAAGGGAGCGAAGCCGGGACGGCATCTGTTTAACTATGACCGCGCTAAGAGCTGCCATACGATTCGGCTCGTAGAGGGTGTGCTGGATGCGGTTCACGTGGGGAAGTCTGCTGTGGCGACGTTTGGGACCAGCCTCTCCCAGTACCAGCTGGAGTTGCTGATGCGCTCCGCAGCACGAGAGATCGTCATCATGTGGGATCTTGATGCGATCGATAAAGCTCGTGCTCTGGCTGACAAGCTAGCGGACCTATGGACGATTCGTGTAGTTGAGTTACCTGATGCGCGAGATCCAGACGAGCACACCCATGAGTTTCTACGCAAGCTGGAGCAAGATACGCCGCAGCTTGATGCAGCCGGAGCGCGGCGATCATACGTGCTTGGTAGGCTCGGTTATATTTGAGCTGAGCTGTTGACAATGGAAACAAGAAGCCATAGGCTTCCCGTGAGAACCAAGAGTAGGGGAGTAGATGCCGAGCAAGATCGAGAGCAGCGGCTATCGGGAGACTGAGCAATCCGTTCGTGGGTTGCGGACCTTCGCCCAAGCCAAGTCGATCAGCGAGCTAACGCAGCGCTCACTGAAGGCCACCAAGATCAGCGATGACTACGTCGTGCGCATCGAGGAGCGCCCAGATGGCCTGTTCGATATGGTTGTTCTTCGACGAGTCAACTAGGAGGCCGCGTGAAACCCAAACCAATCCAGAAGGACCAGATGGACCGCGTTTCCCTGAAAGCGATCGTGAAGCAGCTCAAGGATGCAGGTTCTAGCATCAAGGTGCTCAAGAGCGACACCGATGAGATCCTTCAGAACAAGCTCAACGACACTCTCCAGAAGCTCCCAACTGAGGAAATCAGCAAGCAACTGGAGAGCCTCGTACCAGAGAAGCTCCAGAAGATCCTCAAGCGGGATTGTCTCGGGGTGTTCATCGATCTCTCAGATGTGTCATGCACCCGATGTGCTGACGTTCAGACATGCGTGCGTGAGTACATCACGAACTGCAAGGGTGATGGGATCGCCAAGGTGGTGTCGCTGCTAGCACCAGCACCAGCACCAGCACCAGCAGCAGCGCCAGCAGCTGTGAAACGCGAGAAGAAGATCGTTTACGATCCGGATCGGCTCGTGTTCATCAAGAATATGAAGAACCCGAATCCGAAGAGCGACCCCTCTTACAAAATGCTCTCGGCCATCCTTGACGATGTGCCCAGCACGATGTCAGAGCTACATGAGATCGTCGCTCGCTACTACGATCAGACTGATGAGGACTTCCTCGCACTCATCAAGTCCCTCCGCGCTGTGGGGATGATCAAGCTCGACGTCGACCTATCCGAGGAAAACAAGGCTGAACTACGTGCAGCAGGCGTGGAAATCTAACCGACCAACCGACCAACCGACCGACCGAAGGAACAGAACGTCATGAGTAAGTACAAGAATCTCGAAGCAGCCCTCCATGATCTCATCGTCGAAGCCGTCAAGGAGGCTTTGCTGGAGATGCAGAAGGACGTCACCGGTCCAGCAAAAACCAAGCCCAAGGCCAAGGCCAAGGCCGAGCCTGATGAGGACGAGGACGAGGACGAGGACGAGGACGAGGACGACGATGAGGAGGAGGAGGAGGACGATGAGGAGGAGGAGGAGGACGAGGACGATGAGGAGGAGGAGCCTGCACCCAAGAAGGGCAAGGCCAAGGCTGAGCCTGCCAAGGGTAAGTCTGGCCTCAAGATCAAACTGAAGAGTTGATCAAGATGCGGTCACCGACCATCTACGCTGACACACCCAAGCAAGCTCGCCGGCTGATGGACGAGTTGTATCGGGAGGCGTACCTCCAAGGTAAGGTGACCGCAACCGACACCGAGTTCGTGCCGATCTCGCATGAACCGGTTCTGATGTCCTACTCATGGGGTAAGGACATTCGCCGGGTTGTCCGTGCTGAGCTGGTCAAGGAGTTCTTCGGCGATTGGCTCGTCGACCCAGAGACCAAGCTCGCATACCAAAACTACAAGGAGGACGTCGAGACGTTCGAGGCGCTCGGCTTCACTGCTAGCGATCTCGAACGGAGCTTTTATATCGATGTCATGGTGGCTGGAGTTCTACGAGACGAGACGCTTGTACGTCATGGCCTCAAGGCTCAGACCCTCCATTGGTTGAAGTGGAGCCGTTCCGAGTATTCCCACACGTTCTGTTACGTCCCACCAGAGAAGAAGAAGGCGATCGTGATGGACCCACGGCAGGTGATGGACAACCTGCCGCCAGATGCCTTGGTGGGTGCCATTCTCAAATGGGCGGGAGCCAAGGGTCAGCATACAACTGGCCCGCGCACTCCTGAAGAGTGGGCTCAGATCATGATCGACTACGCTGGGGATGATGCCGAAGGGACCCAGCGGTTGGCGGTTCTCCACCGTTCTTATCTGAAGAAGGTCGGCTATTGGGATCAGTACGTGAACGTGGACCGCCCATTCACCCTCACGCTCATGAAATGTGAGGACAGTGGCGCGCTGATCGATCAGCCAGTGTTGCAGACCATCCTGCGCAAGCAGGAGATCCGCATCATGCGTGCTGAGCACTGTTTCAGGGCGGCTGCGGGCAACCCGATGCTCAACCTGCGCTCAGGCCCGCAGATGAAGAAGCTGCTGATCGATGAATGGGAATGGCCGACGAACCCAGACATGGTCTCACCCAAGGGTGAACCGAAGA